TAGTAGATACTGCGGCAGTAGTAAAATAATTTAGCACGAGGTTGTAAAGATTCCATAGCAATATGGTTGTAAAGATTCCTCGTCCTAATGAAGCGGTGAAGGTGTAATGGTATCCACACGGACGTAAAAGCCCGCGGGTAGCACGATAGTCTCCCAGATTATAGGAGTTAGTTCAATTCTAGCTCACCGCTCTATATCAAAAGCATATTGGTTACTTTACAAATAGGTTATTCTCCGATTTACTTTACAAAGAAAGCTTTGATAGTTAACAAAGTGGCTCCCCAATAGAGCCACTTTTTTTATAACGAAATAACACGAATGATTTACTTAAACACAAAGATTGAAAGTTTAGAGAGAAAGCATGCCGTAGCGATAGCAAATATGGCACTGCGATGGTGTCGGAAACATATGGGAGTGAACAATAGAAAAAAGTATCAACCTATATGGTCAGTCCGCATAGGATGGGATAGTGATTGTGGTGAATATGATGCAACGGATAATGAAGTACATATATACTATAACAATTGCTACGATGTAAGAGAGCTGATAGGTACTTGCATACACGAATGGACACACCAACTGCAACCGATATTAACAAAGTACGATAAGTACCCAGGCTCATATAGTAGAAACCCATATGAGAGGCAAGCAAGACGAAACGAAGATAAATATTTAAGACCGTGCTGGTCACACATAAAACAAAAAGCAAAATGGATTACGCAATAATGAAATTGAAACAAGACGAGATAGTATTAATGAAAAAGATTAAAGGACTGCAAGACGGCAAACCTAAGTGGGCTGCAGCAGAGCAGTTAGATGAAATCAGGTCCGCAATAGAACTATTAGAGAGATACAACAATATAACGGAGCAAGACATACAAGATGAGGACAACTACTTAAAGCAAGTGTTCGCTACTCACCCTGCTAAAGCAAAAGCTTAGTCGGACAATCTTAATAAAAATAAATTCAGTTCAATGGATACAATAACACATAGTATAGACATAGAGAAGCATAATACAATAGAGATAGATAGACATAACACTATGGGAGATAACAAATTCATAGAGTGGTGTAAACAATATAACATAGGTAGTAGAGTAGAAGTAGTATCTGAACAAAGACTTAAAGCAAATGAGTTAATGTCGCAGTACACTAAGTATACAAACTACATAAGTAAAAGAAATTAGATTTGAGTTTCTAATGTTTTCATTTTTATTTTAGCAAGAGTGAGGGAGTGGTTATCCTCACGACCCCGCAATGAGTAACATCGTTGCGGGATTCTTGTGCTCATTACTTTTTAAAATCAATGAGACAGTTACATGTAACTAGGCAAAAACGAGTTGCTGAAAACCAGGTCGGATACCCACGAATACCGGGGTCCAATTTTTTCCCTATACGAGTTATTTTGATATATAAGTTGACACTCACATCTACCCTTTAGCTGTTTTTAATTCCGCAAGTACCCATAACCCCGCCTCTATTTTTTGCTTATACTCACGATCAAAGAATAAAATCAATATAGACGAAGTGAAACTATATACTTATTTATACGATATCGGAATTGGTTGACTTATTTTTTAACCAAACTAAATTAAATATGGAAGTATTAGATTTCGTTTTACACTATCCGTTTTGGGTAGGTGTATTAGTAGGGTGGAAAGTTTTACCTTACGCAATTGGATTTGTAAAAAGGTTTATTAAATTATAAACTAAAAGGCCCTCTACTTAAATCGTGGAGGGTTTTTTATTTGTTAGAGATATTTATTGTTACTATGATTAAGTTAAAAGATGTATTATTAAAGGTATATGAGGGTAGTTGTGAAAGACTACCCGATGAGGATGATGAGACATACTTACAAAGATGTGGTAATAGAATGTTTAATCAGCAATTCGGAATAAGTCAGTTATCCAATATACCCAATGTTATGAAAACTAAAATATTAGTACCCAATAAGATTGAGGAAAGACTTAACAACATTGCATGGGATAGAATGCAAGATGATATAAAGGATATGCAAAAACAATGTAAGTTAATACAAACGACTATTAAGGGTAACCACAAACAAAAGGAGTTATTAGTTCAAGCAATGGCACAGGTGATTATTAAAAACTTAGACCATCTTAAATCGGACATATACGACAAGGCAAGAAACATACCTCCAGACATAAAATAATAAAAATGATAAAAGAATCAACATATGTTCAGGCAGCAAACCAATTCGGTACATCAGTTGGAGTGGCACACATTATTGGTTTTAAGAATAAAAGGGAACAAATTAAAGAAAGTGGATTAGAATCATTTAAAGTAATTGAACCAGATTTGATAATTAACAATATTATATGTGATAGTATTGAAATAGATGCATATCAGGAACTACAAAGGGCAGTATATAAGATAAAACAAAGAGGAGATAGGAGATTAAAAGAAACGACTATATATAATAGAGCGTTTAACGAAATAACAAATGATGAAAACTATATCACAAAATCCGGAGAGATATTCTAAACAGGGTAACAGTTGGGTTATATCTGCATCTCCAGCGATCACTCCTATATACTTACCTATTGGTGTTGAGTTACAAAACTTAAAACCTCTTATCAAAGCAAATGGTATTGTAGTTAAAGTAGGTGAATCGTATCTATGTTCTCTACAAACCTTTAATGATATAAAATTGTCACAAAACCCACATTACGACATAGTACAGAATGGTACTCTAAAGGTAAAGGCGAAATCAGTAGTAATAGGCAAGACCATTAAGATTATAGAATTAAATGTAGATAATTTAAATACCGTAATAAGTAATAGAGATACTTTAAATAAAAATGCAGGTGTATTAGATGTAGTATATTCAACCGAAACAAAAGATATAGACGGAGTACCAAAAGGAATTATAGACCAAATCAATTATACATTAGACGAAGTATCACAAAGACCTATGGATGAGTACTCTATTTTTGATTTTTATAGAATGGTAGACTATGTTAACAACCCTAATGCATCACACTATAAGATTACGCCTCTATTAGTACAAACACAACAAGCAGATACTATTTTTGACCCGAAGAAACTAAGAGAGTACCTAATAGAAGTTCAAGATAAACTTAAACTATTAGAAATTGACTTTAACCTCATTCAGGATATATTCTACGAAGCAAAGTTGCCTACAAATTCATTATCTTTTACAGACATTACTCAGGCTCAACCAGATGCAGAATCTAATGATAACCACACAGTTAGAAGGTATAATCGTTCTAAAGGTATTATTCAAGACAATATACTATCCGAAACTAAAAGAATATTAAATAAAGACTTAACCGATATAAGAAGTAAGATAGAAACTGAAACCCAAGTATTAGAGGCTCAGTTGGAATTGGCACAGGCAAGTGATAGAAACGAACAGGCTAATCTTACACTAAAAATAAAAGAATTACAAACTGCACTTGCAAATAAAAAAGATAAATAGTAATGATGTATATACCTATTAAGTCTATATTGGATGTTATAACCTTTATACTACTCATTCCTGTCATTTTAGTTGCTGCCAGTGGTATAACTCTCTATTGGGTGTGTAGGTTTCCGTTTTGGTATATGGAGAGAAAGAAATGGTATAGAATTGATAAATAAACTAATTATGAAAAAATATTGTAGAAGTGAAGTGGATAAGAGAATATGGGGAGTATGTAGCGGATTTGCAAGATATACCAATACGGATGTCGCCTTGTGGAGAATAGGATTCTTAACAATGATACTTACACCTCTACCTATTATTATGTTTTATTTAATTGTTACTATTGCAACTAAGTCAATAGAGTATTTAGATTAAGTTTTTATACTATCAATAGGAGATACAATCTAAAACCTACAAAAATTTCTTAAAACCGACTTTCTCCCCCATTCCCCCCCCTCCCCTCTTAACTTTTATTTGGTAATGTCAATTATTTGTCGTATATTAGAGTATTATAAACAATTAAACTCTAAATTATGAAACTAAAGACAGAACAAGAATTACAAGCAAATTACGATAGATTCATCGGACTTGTTAAGAAATACTTTACAGGTGAAAGATTGGAGAAATTACTCCATATGTATTCCGAAGAAGAATTGGGAATCAACCTTACATTATCGGCAGCGTCCGGCTCTAAACATTATCACAACGCATACATTGGTGGTTATATAGACCATATTTTTAATGTTTCAAAGAATGCTCTTAAGATGAGAGATTTGTTTGTTGCACAAGGTGGTGTTATTGACTTTACCGATGAGGAACTGATATTCAGTTGTCTACATCACGATCTAGGTAAATTAGGTATTAAAGGTGAATTACATTACTTACCAAACCAAGAAGAATGGTCTCAAAAGAAATACGGAACCTTATTTGTTAGTAATGAGAGAATATCTTATATGACACTAACCGATAGAACTTTCTTTATGTTGAACCACTATGGTATTACTTATAATGAAAAAGAATACTTTGCAATCAAACTTACTGATGGTATGTATGATGAGGACAATGAAAAGTATTTAAAAGGACATGACCTTAAAAAACAATTGAGATATAAGTTACAATTTATCATGCATTGGGCAGACCATATGTCCACTATCATTGAAAGACAAGATAACTTACTTTAATGACAGGATTTCCGATTTGTAATAAAGTTATGGTAGTTTTGTCATAACTTTGTAACGGAATAAGGGGTGGTATAGTATTTGAACTATATGGGTATTATTAACTAAAAACATTTATTATGTACATGATTGATTACAGTAAATTATTTGATGAGTTCTTTAATGAACCAAAAACAACAACTTATGTTCCAAACAAATTTGCAGTGGACATAAAGGACGAATCTGCAGCAATTGCATTATCGGTATTAGGACACAATCCAAACGATATTGAAATTAACTGCTTTGAGGACAGAATTGAAATCAAAGCCAAAAAGACACAAGAGGATAAAGAAAATCCTTTTAACCAATTAATTTCAGATATTGAAGAAAGAGTCCAAATAGGTAAAAACTTTGATGGCAGAAAGGCAAAAGCCGAAATAAAAAACGGAATTCTCTTAATTTCAATAGAAAGAAAAGAAGAATCCAAACCAAAAAAATTAACCCCAAAATTAGGTTAATTCAGTTATTTTTCGTATATTACAAAGGTAGGAGATTAAACACTTCTACCTTTTTTTATTATTAAATATTTATAAACATGATATACAACGAAAAAATACAAACGTTATTGGAGTCCTTAGATGGTAAATTGAGGATTTTACAAAATGTTATTAACGGAGCTCAACAAATCACACCTTCTCAAGCAATTGAAGTTTTAGAAGATTCAAGAAAACTTGTAGAAAGGATTTCCGAATTAACAAGAATCAATAGATAAAATGAATTGGCTTAAATGGTTAGTCGGATTTTCTGCACTAATTATCGCCGGATGTGCAGCGTTTTTCTCCGTAACAGGTTTAGGTGTTCTATTTAGTGGTGCCTCAACTGCAGTGATGGTAATGGCCGGTGCATTGGAGTTTGCCAAATTAGTTGCTGCAACCTATCTAAAGCAAATGTGGGATGAAATTAAGGGTTTTAATAAGTGGTATTTAGTATCTGCAGTTGCATTACTAATGTTAATCACGTCGGCCGGCATCTTTGGTTATCTATCTAATGCTTTTCAGACACAATCACTTAAACTACAACAGGTAGATAGGGAAATTATGGTACACTCTACTAAAATTGACCAAAATACTATTCAAATTACACAATTATCAACACAAATTAGTGAGTTTAACAAAAATCAAGGTAAAATCATTGATGGTGGCAAGGTCAATTCTCGTCTTTTACGTTCAATAGACAATAGAGACAAAGAAATTGCTAAAATTAACAAAAAAATTAGTGATTTGCAAGACCAAAACGCTAAAGAGAACGAAAAAATTAACGAAATTAAGACTTCTAACATAGATTTGGAGAAAGAGGTGGGTGGTTTTAGGTTTGTGGCTGAAGCGTTTGGTGTTGAGTTGAAAAATGTAGTAAAATTCTTCATATTTTTAATTGTAATAGTATTTGACCCATTAGCAGTAGCTCTAATTATCGCATTCAATGGTTTAATTGAAACCAAAAAACAAAAACAAAGAAGACTTTTGGGAGAAATGGTAGAACATGACCAAAAATTGGGTTTATATGATAATTTAGATTATTTAATGGAAGAAAACTACAAAAATTACCAAATATACGGAGATAGTGGAAAAAATTCTACAAAAGAGGGTAAAAATGAAGTTATAGTAGAAAATATTCTTAACGAAAACAAAGAAAATGAGAATTACAAAGAAAATGAAAATTCAATTATTAGGATTCCTATTGATATGGATGGTGATGGAACAATTGATGGATATGATACGAATGGTGACGGTATGATTGATGAGTGGTTTGAAGTTGGCCCTAGAAATGGAATGCAACCATATTACGCAAGACCTGGGTTTGATTGGGAAACTAAATCAAAATGGATAAATGACCAAAATGCAATTAATTATTGGTTAAAATACAAAAAGAAACAAGAAGACGATTTAATTAAAACTTATTAATTATTTGGCATTGTAAAATTATTTTCGTATATTACAAATATGAAAAAATACGCGTTATTTATAGGTAGATGGCAAACATGGCATAAAGGTCATGAGTGGTTAATAGAACAACAATTAAAGAAAGGGAAAAATTGTTGGATAGCTATTAGAGATGTAGAAGTAGATGGAGATAATACAAAATCTGCACAAGAAGTTTTAAAAGAATTACAAAACGAACCATTTTTTACAAATAACTGGGATAAGATTATGATATCAATTATTCCAGATATTGAAAGTATAAATTATGGCATTACACCTGCATATAATGTAATTCATCACAACCCACCAAAATAAATTGAACAAATCAACGGAAATTCTATTAAAAAAAAATATATTGATTCCAATGGTGATGAAGTTATATATGCAATTGATAAATAATAATTTAAAAAACAAAAAATGAAATTAATAGTAGATAAAAACCAATTAGGGTTAGAAACAACGGAATTTAGAGAATATCTAAAAACACCATGTCCTAAAACAGAAATTACACAACAAGAGTCCGATGAGTTAAGAATGGAATTGACAACGGCTTTAATAGAACATCCAGGATTAGGTATATCAGCAACACAAATAGGTATTAAGAAAAGAGCATGTTACATCCATTTCGGAGATGAAGAACTTTTTTTACTAAACCCAATTATTAAAGAAAAATCAAAAGAAGGATTTCTTTTTATGGAAGGATGTTTATCAATCCCTTCAACTTTAACAAAACCGGTTAGAACTATTAGAGCAAGTAAAGTTATTGTACAAACTGATAACTTAGGAGAACTAACATTTGAAATTAATCCAGAAGCTGATAAAGCCAATGAGTCTGTATCAAAAGAAACAATGATGACGGTTATAGTTCAACATGAAATTGACCACTTAGACGGAATTACCATTAAAGATAGAGTTTATACTACTACTTTTGTCAAAAAAGTTAATTATGGCAGAAATGACAAAATAATAATGAAATCAAAAGCAGGTGAAATGGTAGAAGTCAAATACAAAAATGCAAATAAATACTTTTTAGAAGGATACGAAATAGTTTAATATGATATACACAATACTTACATTACTTATAATTACATTACTATATGTAGTTTACAATCTTTTAAAAAAATTAGAAAAATACGAAGATACATACGAAGATACACAAAAATTTATACAAACAGAAATTGAAAGAAACGAAGCATTACTGGAGGCATTAAGACTAATTGATAGTCGTGAAATGTTTGAGAAGGATGATGAAGTTGGTTCTATATTTTATCAAATCAAAGAAACAATAGAAAAATTCAAACAACAAAAAAATGGCAATTAGAAAGAAAAGAGGGCCAAATAGACAATATTTTCCAAAAGACACAGAAGATGCAATCATTGAGTATAACTTAACCAATGACCAATATATTAAAGATAAATTATATAGAGAACGAATTGCATCTGCATTTGACAAACTTGCAGAGATAGTTTATAATAAATGGAAGTTTACTTACTTTGATGATGACCCGAGAGATGTAATGTCGGAAGTTGTTGCATTTATGATTGAAAAAATTCATATGTACAAAGCCGGTAAAGGTAAAGCATTTAGTTATTTTACAATTGTTGCACGAAACTATCTTATTTTAAATAATAACGCAAACTATAAAAGATATAAAGATACGGATGTAATGTCTGGATTACCAGATTCGTTTGATACTGAAAATAATTTTAGAGAGGAGGAAAGAAATGAAGAACATAGAACTTTTAATACTAGAATGTTGGATTATTGGGATAAACATTTAGAAAATCATTTTCCAAAGAAAAGAGATATGCAAATTGCAGATTCTGTATTAGAATTATTTAGGAGAGCAAATTACATAGAAAATTTTAATAAAAAATCACTTTATTTACTTATTAGAGAAATGACAGGACATCCTACCCATTATATTACAAAGGTTGTTAATAAGATGAAAGAAAAACAAATGGCACTATATAGTGAGTTTGATAGGGATGGTGATATTAAAATATAACTTTATAATAAAGGAATATTTATTCTAAACACAGTACTATGAGAAACACCATAATTAAATTGGAATCTATCAATTGTTGGGCAGGTGAATTAGGAATAATGCCATCAGATGATAACGATATGCCAATAATGGAGGAATCAAAATCTTGGGCAAATGTACCACAAGAATTTTTTCAACAATTGTCTGCAGAGGACAAGGAAAAAGTTAATAAATTAATTAATAAAGAAAACTAATAATGGCATCAGAATTTCAATTATTTGATGGTAAAAATTTATCATCATTATTTAAAGATATATACGATAATCAATTAAACAAAAAGAAAAACATCTCCGATTTAATTGAATCTTTAAGAAAACTCATTCGTAATGTAGGAGAGGCAACGGTCATTGCACCTATTATAAAGGACTTAATAGAAGTGTCAGTTAAAAACGATGACCACTTAATTAAACTTGCAACAATTGCACAAAGGTTAGCTTCTGCAGAGGCCAAAGGTATTGGTGAGGATGGTTGGTTAAGTGAACACGAAAAATTACAATTATTGAATGATTTAGACGATACTATAAACGAAATACAAGAAACGGCAAAAGAGAGAATGACGGATATTGAGATTGAGATTGAAGAAATTAAAACAAAATTATAATGGAAACATTTTTAGCTAGAGTTGTAACCATAAAACCAACTACTACCGATTTTGAAACAAGAGTAACTGGAAATGTTTCTACATACGATAATAAAGATTTTACCGAAGATGAGGTTGGTAGAGGTTATGGAGCTATAACATATGCATATCAAAATGCAATTGTAGATGAGGACATTGCATTGCCATTTGATAAAAATAATTTTACATTCCCAATAAAAGGAGAAACTGTTATTATTCTAAAAATAGAAGGTGAAACATTTTACTTGCCATTCTCAAATGTCCCATATCCAAATTATAGAGAAAAGGCATCTTTAAAAATTACAACCGAACTCATTAAACCATCCAATTCGGATAATGCTGCAGTTAATGCAACCAACCAAGCTAAAACAGGAGCCGGTTATAGTACAACACCAAACACTTTACAAAAAGAAAACAGAGGTGGTTATATTGTAAATGAAAAAATTAAATTTCTAAATCCAAAAAATGGTGATACTATCATTAGTGGTAGAGTTGGTAACACAATTCGTTTTAGTGAATTCTTTTTAACTGAGGATGGTAAAACATCATCACCTGGAATATACATTCGTAATAAACAAAATCAAGAATTAGATTCAAAACCAATAGGCACATTAGTAGACGAAGATTTTAATAAAGATGGTACTTCAATATACATAACATCAAATAAAGCAAAGATTCCATTTAAAGAAACTACAAAGAAACAAAAAGTAGCATTCAAAGATTTTCCATCTTCGGATAAATTAAAAGGTGACCAATTGTTTGTGAATTCGGATAGAATAGTTCTTTCAGCAAAAGCATCTGAGTTTGTAATATTTGGAAAAGGAAATACTGGAGTTATAACCGATGGTAGATTTACGGTTGATTCTATTGGAGATACACACATTCATAGTAATAATAATATTGTATTACAAACAACTAGAAATATTATTTTTGGAACAGAGGGTACAGGAAATATTTGGTTAGGTGGAGTAAAACCAAACAAAAGCCAGGCCGGGGAAGATTTTCAAAAAATGGTAATGGGTGGTGAACTTATAAAAATACTTGAAGATATTTTAGATGAGTGCACAAAAATTGCAATCCCAACAGGAGTAGGCCCATCAGGATTTCCAGTAAATTCTGCAGCATTCAAAGCAATAAAAGGAAAACTTAAAGTTATACTTTCTGCAAGAAACTATTTAAGCAAATAATATAATGTCTTGGACGATTTATAAAATTAATGTACTCAAATCTTTAATTACATTTCAATATGCTAATGATATGGATGGTATGTCCAATTTTATAGCAGAGGAATACGACAGATGTATTAAAAGAGGTGGTGATATGATTTATGGAGTTCCTGTTATAAATGGAAATGTAACAGGTATGGCAAACACGATAAAAAGAGCTCTGGAAAAGGGAGTTGCATTAGGTGGAGAAAACTATAATTTTTTAGCAGAAATATATCCTACGGCTTTTGATGAATATTGGTTAGGTGCAGAAATGGCACCGATACCAAATCCATTATTAAAACCATTGGGATGGCCGTCTACACCTCCAGCAATAGGAACAATTAAAAACTTAGGGCCCAATCCAATATCTTTAGCATTGTCAGCAGCTGCACATAAAATCTTAAAAGAAACTTTAAAAAAATTAGAAGACGAAATTAAATCTTTAACAATAGAAATTGAAGAAATTGGTAAAATAAATGTCTATGATACAATTATTAAAATTTTAAAAAAAGAAATAACAAATCCAAAGATATTAAATCATCCAATAATAAAACAAGGAAAAGAAGTTATTCAAAAATTAAGAGAAGCTAAAAAGAAAAAAGCTAGTATTGGTAGTCAAATAAAAAAAGCTATAAAATTTCCATTTCCAGAATTACCAAAAAGAAGTGAAATAATAAAAAAAGCTACAGATAAACTAATAGAGGAAGCTACTAAAATTATAGAGGAAACTATAATAAAACCAATAGAAGAAACCATACTTACACCAATATATGCGGCAATAGAAACTGCAGTTAATATTGCAGATAATTTACCAAAAAAGCCAACAAAGGAGGAAATTAAAAAATATGTTAAAGATACTATTGAGGGATTAATTCCTGATTTTGACCTGCCAGGTTTGTCTATTCCCAAAATACCTACTAAGGCGGAATTGAAAGCTTTAATAAAAGATAAGATACCAACTAAGGAGGAATTATTGGCAATGGCATATGATTTAATTAAAGATAAAATTCCAGAAATTCCAAATATATGGTTTATTCCACCAACATTTGTATTTTCATATCCAACAAACATATTATTAGACCCATTTGTTAATATTGCAAAGTTTCATTTAATAGGGGTAAGTGGAACGATGTCAGTTATGGCACAATATCCACCACCTGCCCCACCCGCACCTGCAATTATAAATTGGACTGGGTATAAAGTTATTGGATAAATTATTAAATCAAATATTTATTACTAAAACATACATAAAACAATTATTATGAAATCAGAAATTTTACTAACTTTAATTAAAGAAGTTGTTAAAAACGAAGTTAAGTTACAAGTAAAAGAAGAACTTGTTAAACTTATCAAATCTGGTGCAGTTACATTAAACTCACAAAAGAAACCACCTACTCCGTCATTGAGAGAGATGACAGAAGTTACTCCTACACCGGTTAAAAGACAACAACCTGTTCAACAAACACAAAGACCACAAAAGGAATTTACTAAAAATGCAATGTTGAATGAAGTATTGAACCAAACTCAACCATTCACATCTGCACATAGAGCAGAAGGTGGTACAATGGGTGGTAGTAGTGTATTAGATATGATACAACCAACTATGCAAATGGATGAGGAATGGAATACGATGGATTTTAGAGGAATGGAAACTCCAGAAAACATTCCACAACAATTTGAATCAACCGGAGATGGATTACAAGATGCAACCATGAAAGCATTGACAAGAGATTATACAGAATTAGTAAAAAGATTTAAATAATGGCAATAGAACTTGGTAAAGTTAATGTTACCGATTTAACGGAAAATGACTATAAAATACTTGGTATTGGAATAAATAAAAGTTCCGATAGGGGTGGAATATTTGCCGTTAATTATACAACATTAACCCAAGCTAAAGATAATTTAAAAAATCTTATTTTAACTAGAAAGGGTGAAAGAATTATGAACCCTACTTTTGGTTGTGATATATATAATGTGTTATTTGAACAATTAGATGGTCAATTGATAGAAAATAAAATTGAATCTACTATATTAGATGCCGTATCCAATTGGTTACCCTATTTAAACATAGATGAAATTATATTTGACTACGATGATAATGATATTGATAATAATAGAATAAATTTAGAAGTAAAATTTTCACTAGTATCTAATTCAAATTTAGGAGAATCGGTACAAATAACTATAAATAATAATTAATAAATAATGGCACTTAAACCTTTAGATAAGAGTTGGGGAAATGATAAAAAATCAATATCATATGTTGGTAAAGATTTTGCAACATTAAAAGAAAATCTTATTGAATTTACTAAAACATATTTTCCAAATACATATTCTGATTTTAATGAGTCTTCTCCTGGAATGGTATTCGTTGAACAGGCTGCAGCAATCGGTGATATGTTATCATTTTATCAAGACACTCAATTAAAAGAATCCTTATTATCGTATGCTTCTGAAAGGAAAAATGTAATGGCATTGGCACAATCTATGGGGTATAAACCAAAAATAACAACACCAGCTGTTACTACATTAAATGTTTATCAAATAACTTTAGCTAAAAACGATGCAACATACTCTCCTGATGAATCTTACTATTTAAAAATAAAAGATGGTATGGAAGTTGAATCTGCAACTGATTCAAATATAATATTTAGAACAATTGATAATGTAGATTTTTCAAACGCAACGGATAGAGAAATAGATGTATATGAAAGAGATGGTAGTGGTATACCAACAAAGTATTTAATTACTAAAAAAGTAAAAGCAATTTCGGCCGAAGAAAAAATAACATCAATTCAATTTGATAACGATACCGATTATCCAACAAAAACAATATCCGATACTAATATAATATCAATAACATCCGTTGTAGATAATGATGGTGCTAAATATTATGAAGTACCTTATTTGGCACAAGAAAGTATATTTGTAGAACAACCAAATACAGAATCAAATGGTGGAAGCTTAAGTGCATCATCTACAGTAGTACCATATATTTTAGAAGTACAAAAAGTACCAAAAAGATTTTCAGTAAAAATAAATTCTGATAATACAATAGATTTACAATTTGGAACAGGTAACAATACATCCGATGAAAGATTATTACCAAACCCAAAAAATGTTGGATTGGGTTTAGCAAATTCAATTACTAGATTAAATCAAGGTATAGACCCATCTAATTTTTTAAAAACAAATACATTTGGTTCGGTTCCTGTGAATAAAACATTAATAGTTAGTTATTTAGTTGGTGGTGGAATATTATCAAACATAAATACAGGAGATTTAACAAGAATTAGAAAAATAGAATTTGAAGAGGATGATTTATCAATAGATACTGCAAACATATCTACATATAATCAATTAAAAAACAGTGTTGCGATTGAAAATATAGAGGCAGCAACTGGTGGTAGAGGTGCAGAGTCAATTGAAGAAATTAGACAAAATGCATTGGCAACATTTGGTTCTCAAAATAGAGCAGTAACAAGACAAGACTACATTGTAAGAGCTTTGTCAATGCCAGAAAGATATGGTAGTGTTTCTAAAGTATATGTTAGTCCGGATGGTGAATTAGATAACAATTCTCCTAGTTCCATATTGTCAAGTCCACAAAATATTGCAGAGTTTGTAAACGTAGTACAATCGTTACAATCAGCAACTACACAACAAATACAATCAGAATTAGTAAAATATTTAACCCAAAAGAAAACATCGGTAGGTGAAGTAAATAATCCATTTGCAATTAATATGTATGTATTATCTTACGACCAAAATAAAAAATTAACTCTTTTAAATAAAGCAGTTAAAGAAAATCTTAAAACTTATTTAGGTGAGTATAGAATGTTAACCGATGGCGTTAATATTATAGATGGGTTTGTTATTAATATAGGTTGTGATTTTGAAATAACAGTTTATTCAAATTATAACAAAAGAGAAGTTATTACAAATTGCTTGACAGAATTACAAGATTATTTTAATATAGATAATTGGACATTTAATAAACCAATTAACATTTCTGAATTGGAATTAATACTTGCAAACGTAGATGGTGTAATGAGTGTACCATCCGTTAAGATTTTCAATATTTGCAGAAGTGATAATAACGAAAACTATTCTCCAAATAGATATAATATAGATGAAGCAACTAAAGGTAAGATTGTCTATCCTTCTTTAGACCCATCAATATTTGAAGTTAAATTTCCTAACAAAGACATTAAAGGGAGGGCAATATAATGCATAAATTTTTTACATCAACATTTGATGCAAGTATATATCTACAACAACCTGAACAAAATACAGGTAGAGATGAGATATTAGAAGTAGGTAAACTTTATTATGGTTCTACTATGGATATAGCTAGAACTTTAATTAAATTTCCAATCACACAGGTTTCCGAAGTTGTTTTGGAAGAATCCGCATCGTTGAATAGTTTATTAAATTCAAATAGTGCATCCGTTTCTACAATATCATCTTCGTGGTATACGGCAGTATCATCATCATTACATTGGTCATCATCATATAGTACTAGTTTATCAATTACCAGTAGTTTATCATCATCATATTCTGCATCTTGGAATAATTATGTAACACAATCTTTGGTGGTATCCGCTTCATATAATTTAGAGTCGGCATCATTGGCATTGGATATTTCAAACGGAGAATATGTATTTAATTATAAAACATACTTAAATTTAAAATCTGCAAATTCTTCGGAAATTCCTTTGGAGTATACAATTTATGCAAATGCAGTTTCTGGAAGTTGGACAATGGGTACAGGTACTAAGTTTGATAATATAACATCCGATGGGGCAAGTTGGTATTATAGGGATGGTATAACCGAATGGATAGATTCAACATTTATAGACTATACACTATACTCAACGGGGTCTCAAGGACAAATTAGTGGAAGCATAGGTTCTATAAATAATGGTGGTGGAGGTACTTGGTGGACAGCATCTATGGCATCACAATCGTTCAGTAATGAACCAGATGATATTAGAATGGATGTCACTAATATTGTAAAATTATGGGTTAGTGGTTCTTTATCAGATAGTGGATTTGTAATTCATCATGATTTAGTAAAAGAAAACGACACACAAGATTATGGTATATTAAAATTCTTTTCTAAGGAAACAAACACAATATATGAACCAAAATTAGAATTGGTATGGGCTGATACTACATTTGCAACAGGATCATTACAACCAATAACCGGTTCAAAATACTCCGATGCGTTGGAAAATACAAAAGTGATTGTTACAGATTTAAAAACCGAATATTTTGAAAATACAAAAACAAAAATAAGAGTTAAAGGGAGAGAATTGTTTCCAGATAAAACATTTGGTAATACAATTGGTTATGATCAAATTAGATATTTACCAACATCTTCTTACTATCAAGTAGAGGATTATATAACCAATGAAGTGATTATACCATTTGGTGAATATTCAAAATTAAATTGTGATTCTAAATCTAATTACTTTTATTTAGATACATCCACATATGCAATAGATAGATTTTATAGATTAAAATTAAAAGTAGTAAGTGAAGGTATAACAAAAATAGTAG